ATTGCTGTGATTACGTTGAGGAGTTTTTTCTTCTTACCTGTCAAAAGCACATAGAGATTTATATGCCCCTCCCCATTCGCACAAATATATATTTATTTTAATTTATTTCCTTTATTCTCTTCACGGGTTTTCTTGGAGTGACAAGTCTCACACAAACTTTGCAGATTTTCATACACCAGGCGTAGTTCAGGCTTCATCTTGACTGGAATAATATGGTCAACCTGACTGGCTACCACTAATTGCTGTGGTATCATTGCAAGATGTATTTCACACAATGGATTTGCGTTTAACTTGATACGCCTTAACCGTCTCCATGCCATATTGCCATATACCCTATTATCCCTATTATGCCTATCTACCTCATTGGGGCTTAGTGGTTGTTTATGCTTTTCGCAATATCCGCTTACCACCAATTGGTTACATCCTGGATAACGGCAATAGACTTTAGGTTTATATGGCATGATTGCATAAAAAAAGACACCCTTTCGGATGCCGTAAGATTAATATTTGATTTTTTAGATAGTTATACTACTATACTCGGAATTTTAAACCAGAGGACATTAATTGTCAAATATTATTTTTTTAGCCTCTGCAATATATCTTCTGATTGTTCTTGTTGACCTGCCCAGCATTTCCCCTATCTGCCATTGATAGTATCCTTGAGCAGCTAAACATAAGGCTGCTGCAATATCTCTGTTTTCTATTTTACCCAGCACCTTTTCTGCATCTGCCTTTAAAGCTATCGGAAGTTCAAACGTTGCAGAAAAATCTGAATGATAAATATTAAACTTGATATACGATAAGGATTTAAGACAGGTTAAATGGTACTTGAAAAATAATCCGGATTTAAAATCTTTATACTTATCATCATTCTCCATTCTGCCCCCTATCAAATCCCGGGACTTGTCTCATCAGCTTTTCCCAGAATGACTTCTTCTCAGGCTTTCTCTTAACCAGTGTCTTTATCCGCCGCTCTCTTGAGTAAGGTACATATCCGCAGTTCTCAAGGTAAGCATTAATCATTGCAAGGTTGTCATCTGATAGCAGGCAGTATATTGGATACTGGCAGTCGATAGGTTCATGGCTCTTGTATTTCATTTATAGCCTCCTTTAACTCTTGATAAAGTTCTTGATAATCTGCTATGCGCCGCTGTATAGTTTTGTATTTTTCTGATTTGATGTAGTCGTAATCTTCCGGCCTTACTGATTTAAACCATTCCCAGTAAGACTGGCCGTCATTTTTAACTGAATGCAGAGTTGCAAACTCATGGCAATTCACACATAAACAACACATATTGCGAGGATCGTACCTAAGTATTTCAACCCCTCGACCAATAGAATGATGAGCGTTTAACTGAATGTCTGAACGGCCGCACCACTCGCAATAACCCTTAACCCGAATAATTAAGCTGAATAGGTCATCGCATTTTTTCTTTATCCTTGCCTTACTTGGTTTTTTACTTTTTGTTTTCATGTCCCTCCAAATAAAAAAGGAGTGCCAACCCTTCGGTTAAACACTCCTAAAGCTAATCTTCCCAGAGCAATATTAAATTTTAATTTATTTTATGTCATTTTCCTCTATGCTAAGCGTTTTCTCGAATCTCTTCACCTTGCCGTCCTGCACCTTAAAAGTAAGGGTGCAATATCCGTTGCGGTCTATTTCCGCTTTTATCTGATTTATAAATTGTATCAGATTATCGGTTATTGTTGTTATGTTTATTCCCCTATAATTTCTTTTACAATCCTGAATTGTATATCAACTATTTTTTCTACTGGTATGCTTGTTTGAACCATTAATAATTTTCCATAAATTTTATCCAATATCCCCACTATCCTATCTGTATCAAGTTTATCTTTAAGTGATTTGTTTTCTGCTTCATATCTATCAGTTACTTCTACAAAGGCAAAGAATTTTTTATCATATTCAGCTTCACATATTTCAGCTATATCTTTTGCTATGTCTTTTACACGACCTATTGAAACCTCATCTTCAAACTCAAGCATTAAATATTCCATTATCTTATCTTCTATCATTTCATTCCTTTCAGTTGAATTAATAATTTAATTTTGGCTATGAGAGGATTTTCCTCTTCTTCTGTAAGTTGAACATCATAAAAATCTTGCCCTACCCATACTTGATAATTACCCCAATCGCAAGAATAAATAGATGTATACGCAAATTTCTTTTCCTTACATATCTTGACTATTTCTTCATCAAGTTGATGCGATAGGGGAAGCCAAATTATGTTTTCTCTACACTTACCAAAATACCTTGTTGGACATTTAGCACCATAATGTATTCTTGAGGGATTTAATTTGTCATCATTCCTAATTAACTTAAACCAATCACCCTTCTCAATAATCGGTCTCAACTCCTGTATCTCTTTACATTTACATCTCTCAATATATTCTTTTGTAAAATTCATTCCTTACCTGCCTTTTCTAAATCTAAAACCCATATATTTTTAAGTTGATAATCTAATCCTGTGTTAGCTTTTATGCTTCCGATAGCAGTTCCCGTAGCTTCTTCAAGACTTTCCGCAGATACTCTAAATTTAAATTTTACTTCGGCTTCCACCTGATACTCAAACATCTTTACTCTCCTTTATAAGTTTTAATATTTGTTCTGGAGTTATCATATTTCCTACTTTGGAAAATAATCATTTGAAATGTATAATAGATTGCAACAAGATTTATGCCCTTTTAAACACACAGTTTGAGTTGAGTAAGATATACAATCTTTATTTTTGCAAGTCGTTTTTATTTCCTCAACAGGTTTTTTAGATTTAAGATATTCTTTAACAGTATCAACCTCATACTTTATATGTAGTAATTCTTCTTCACTTATAATGTACTGCATCATATTATCCTTTCAGTTTAGATTTAATGACTTCTAAATCATTTATACTATTTTTCCTATCACGTTCAACCTCAAATTTAATCAGCTTACAAAACCTTCTATTGACATACTTGGCAACTATTTTTTGTATTGATAATTCTATTTTGTCTGAATAATCAAACCACTCCCAACTATAATTACTTCTACCAAATTTATACATTTCTAATTCAATATTTATTTTCATCTCTACTCCTTAATTTTACCCTTAATAATATTTATAATGTCTTGTGCAAATCCTACTGGTGGTGTCCAATTCCAGAAATTACCCCTGTTATGTACTTCTTTTGCTATCATATCTACACTACTATCTATTTCTTTCTCAATAAGGGATAGGATTTTATCTGCTGTTTTAGACTTACATAACCCATTCATAAAGAAATCGTACAGTATCTTCTCAATCTCTTTTTTCATTGTTACTCCTCCTCATAATACCATCTTTGCCAATACTCGTCTAACATTCTCTCTTCGTTTGCTGTTATTTTGCCCTTACTTTTTTTCCACATTAGATACAGAACATATTTTATTGCTTTGTCTAACATTATTACTCCTTACCATATTGTTGATAAATTATAATCACTTAATATTAATCTACCTTGTTTTGGATATACATACACACCAGCACGGGTATTTTTTTGTGCCATAATGCCTTGCTTTATCCATTTAACAGACTTTTTGTAATGCTGGTCTGCAAATATAGAATAACAATCCTTAGAACATAATGGTCTTGTGCTGGATTTATCGTAAAATGTACTATCTATCGGTTTGGGACACATACGGCAATGTGTGTATATTCCAGTTCTACTCATTATCTCCTCCATTTCCCTTTATTCTCTTTACAAATAATACACATATCATCACCTGGTCTATAATTACTTTGGCAATAACCGCCTTGAAAATCTTTATAGCATTTAAAGGCACGCTTATAGAGATCAGAATTATCATTCTGTATATCTCTTTGTTTATAATTAATCCATATTTCACCATCATCTAAAAAGTTAGGTACACCATTAGATTGCTTTAAAAATTTATCCAATCTCCATATATGCTTATAATAAAAATCGCTTTTAAGGACTTCGCAGTATCTATCAATAGCAAGTTTTATATTTTCTATACCATATTTTTTTATACCAATAGAGATTTGATTTATCATGTCCTTGTTGTCTTGATGTGTTACTATTTTTTTTGAGTTCCAAAAATCCAGTACATTTATATTCTTATCATTCTTATCATTCTTATCATTCTTGTTTGTGTCTATCCGTTGTCTATCTGTTGTTGATTTGTTGTCTATTTGTTGTTCGTTTTGTTGTTCATTTGTTGTTCCGTTGCCTTGATATTTTTGCCAATTTAAGATTGTAATTAGGGTAAATCTGTTGTTCTTTTGTTGTTTAATTTGTTGTTCATTTTCAAAACACTTTAATGCACGATAAATTTTATTTTCTGAAAGCCCTGTTTGTTTGGATAGCTTTTTTCTACCTGTAATAAATTGCCCTGCCTTAATAGTTATATATTCCCCGTTCCAATATTTCTTAACGTCTTTGTGGTTTGTTGACAGCAACATAACTACCCAAAGCCATGCCATTTCTGGTTCACTGGTAACAGGATTTTCAAGTAAGTTTCTATGTAGTTTTATGTAGCCTGCCATACCACCACCCAATTAATCCAAGTAAATATAAAAATGCTATAAATATAATTCTCATTAAAACAATACCTCTTGTCCTAATCTCTTTATTGCTATATCACAATACTTCTGTGATATTTCTATACCTATACATTTACGACCTAAATCCTTACAGGCTCTTGCTGTTGTGCCTGAACCTAAGAATGGGTCAATAATGGTATCACCTGGATTTGTAAACCAATCAATTAAAATGTGCATTGGATTAACAGGCATTTCTGCCGGATGTTTAGAATGTAATTTATTTTTAGTATTAATGAAAAAATCTTTATTTGGTCTTTTTGATGTTTCTCCAACACCAACAAGATAAACCGTATAAAGACTTAAATTAAACCGCCCATGTGTTGTTGCGTTAGGGGAATGTTGTATTATCATCCAGTCATAACCTAAGACATTATCAAAGGGTTCCATTACAATATTTAGGTTTTTAGTAGGTACTTTTATTATTGTTTTTAAACACTTATTTTTCATTAATTCAAACCAGCCATAACATTGTTTTTTATACTCACCAAAATCTAAATTATCTTTGTAATCTTCATATTTAAGACTTACATTAAAAGGAATATCTGTTAAACATAAATTCGCACAATGATTAGGAAAATAATTTCTATCACCCATTACTTCCAAGCAATCACCGTTATAAATTGTTATATTTGGTTCGCTATAATATGGTTTCATTCATTCCACCTGTGCAAAATTAACACCCAATTTGTATAAAATATATTCACTCATGTTTGCATAACTCTTTGTAATCGTATAACTTGTATTTAGCTTGTCGTATTCAATAGACATAGCCATATTATCTAAGGTTAATTGCTCTACCTGTTGCATACTGCCTGTGTATTTTTCCTGGTAGGTAGCAAGCCCTAATTCCTTGCATTTTAGCTGCAAGTTAAGTGATATGATTTCATTGCGTAAATACGCATTATCGTTCTTAACTTTGTAATACTGTGGTATAAGAATACATAGCATAATTATGATGATACAGCCAAGTATTATGGTAATGGTTGTTATTTTATGTTTCATAATTATTCCTTTTTACTTAATACATTGATTGCCCAAATTTTACCGTCATCAGCTTGATAATCTTCATCAACAGAAGACACGGTTACCGATGAAGTCATAAACATACCAGCCATGTTCTGCATATTCTTACCGCACACTTCACATATTGCCCTGTCTGTTGAGCCTAAAAACCCCGACATATAAACTCTTTTGCCGCAACACATTGGGAACATTTTACCGCCTGCTTCTTCCTCATAATTCCACTCCAGTTTTTTAAATGCTTCTATTGCTGTAAGTAATTCCATTTTTACAATTTCCGATAAATGCGGTCTGTCATCTTTTAGGTCTGTTTTTTCAACGTCTGCCCATTCGGGTTTATATCTAAGGTCTGTAACTTTTTTGTCTTCGTGCCAGTAAGCGTCTTTAATGTAACCTGAAACCTTATCGCCTCTTAAATAAAACACTTCACCCGCTTTAAAGTCTGGAGTATCTTTTTTAATTGTTAATTTATAAATCATTTCTCACCTCAAAAAATATCTAAGTATTGATAAAATAAATATTGTGCCTATGATAAATGCTATAAATCTTGATGTTTTCATTTTAATAACTCCTGTTCATATTCTTCAGTTACACCTGATATATCATTAACTGGTTCTTCATCTACTGGTTCGGCTTCAACTGGTAAAGCATTTTCCTGTTCCCATATAAGCATTAATGCACTAACTATTTCTTTTATATCACCATAGGTATATCCATATTTTTTATCTGTAACATTCTCAAAGAATTTATTTACTTCTTCTTTTGGCATAACATCACATGCAAAGAAATACATTTTAGTAGCTTCAAATGATGGTTTAGGTTTAGGTTTACCTGTTGCTGTTTTTGTCCAGCCAGTAGGTTTAGGTTGTTCTTCAAGGTTAACGTTATCCCAATCATATTTATCCCAATATTCTTTATTCGATGGAAATGCACCAGTAGAAGTTTTATTTGATGTAGATGTAGTTGTAACAGCCTTAGGTTGTACTTTATTAAATTCTATACCCTGTGCTTCAAGTTCCCATTGCCCCATTTCTTCTGGTGAATATATACCAGTAATGCTAAATGCTCTGCGTAATGCCTGGCTTTCGGCTACCTTTGTAAGCATTGTTTTAGGCTTTGTTTTCCATAGTGCCATACCTGTACTGTATTCAGATATATCTACTTCTACATAAAAAGGATTATCCATATCTTTACGATATACTTCTGCGTATGCTGTGCTATCGTCTTTCATACCTGATTTTAAGCCATTAAATTGACCTGACCTGTGTGCTATCTCTAAGAAACCATCACGACCTGCATATATCTGTGCTGGCTGATCCTTAAATTTTACACACCATATTTGTTTCAGTAATGGGTCTAATCCAAATTTACCAGCAGTATACATATACAATTCAAATTCTTCTTTAGTAGTGTTCTTAGCATGTATATCATGTATTAATTGAATTTGTTGATTTGTATACTTTGCTACTTTACTTTCATCTGTTTTTGCTATTTCATTTGTCATTACTTATTACCCCCTTATTTAATAAAACTTTTTCTATTTCAAGTATTAAAGTACATTCGTCTGGTGATAAAATACTTTCATCCATATTTGATTTTACCCAAGACACATCGTGTCTAAAATCATGTGCAGTATATTTATGAGATTTCCCCCTACTATTCTTATAACTATACTTAATCAATTCTTTTTCAAGTTTCTTTGTACATTTTTGCCCTGCCCTTGTCCTTGATAATATCTTGCCAAATTCCCAATCATATACATCATCAGAACTGCATACGGCTTCCCCGATAGCTTTAATTGATTTTAAATAAGGCACTTCACTATCAGGCTTACTGATTTGTAATGTAATTGTGGATATACATTTAGTTACATTACCTATTCTTTGATAAGAATTTACAATACTTGTTAGAATATTCATTTTATCCTCCTATCATTTATCCAAATTAATATTATTAAAATTAGTAATACTGCTATACAAGTTAATATTGTTATGATTGGATATATCATCATTTATCCTTTTCTGCTTTTTTGTTTGGATGCCCAATTTAATGCTTTTAAAACTATATCTGGCTTTACAAACCCCATAACATCGTCGCCATATTCCTTGCGTAAATACTTAGCAAATTTTTTAGTTAGCCACTCACCGCCTCCCTCATCATAAAAGATTGCTATTTCAGCGTCAGGCGAACCGTTAAGGGGCAATGGGTCTTTCCAATTCGTTATAAGGTTTATTTTTTCATCAAACATATCTTTGTTATTGGGGTATTCACTGCAATAATTTCCCCACCCAAATTGTACCGATACGGTTACACCGTTATCAAATGTAATATGAAATCCAGACCCATGCGTAATTTTAAACATTACTTATCCTTTCTATAACCATTGCATGATACATTTAAGAAACTACAGTAAGAACACATCCATATATCATTACTGTTAAACATTTCATCTAATTCTGGTGGTAATTCTTTTGTATTTTTATAATATTCAACAGCTTCAATATATTTATTCATTAATAGTTCTATACCTTGATATGGCTCAACAAAGAAAAATAAGGGTCTATCTGAACCACTACTAAAATACATCATCAGCAGTAAATCCCATTCATCATAACCGATAGAATATGATGTTAGTTGCATAATATGTTTTTCTTGTGGTAAGTAATTACTATACTTTTTAAATTGATTTGAGTTGGCTGTCTTTATATCAGCAAGTATAAATAGATTTGTTTTTCTATGTATAAAACTTACATCAAATTTACCCTTATATGGTACAGGCAGTTTATCTGATATATCTTTTTCTTTAGCATTAATTAAAAATAATTCTGATTGTTCTAACCAACGATATACAAGTTCATGATAAAAATTACCTCTTGCAAATGTAAGTAATGTTTGTGTACTAAATGGATTTTTAGGATAATTATAATAATCTAATACTTGTTGTCTTGTGCATGAACCTATACCAGAACAATGTAACCCCTTATCATAATAATCTTCATCTTTAGCTTTAATGGTAACTTTTATTTCAGGTTGTGCCTGTAAGTAATTATCTAAATCTAAATATAGGTCATCAAGTATCTCTTGTTTTTTCTTATCCAATAATTCATCTATATCTTTCACCTGTCCCACCTTTCAGCGTCATATTTTCTGTCGATATCAAATCTATCTTCGTTATACATATCTGGTATATTCTCTGGGTTGTCTTGTGCCAGTGCTTTGTCTAGCATCTCTTCTGGGTTTTTAACTCTATCTTTAAATTTCATAATAATCCTTTTAGTTTGAGCCTCCCTTATCCTGCTTAAGAGAGGCTCGGTTGATATTGGTTCTCCTTACGCTACGTGTCTGGTATACTTTTCTAGTTTGTTGTTGTAACTCCGTCCTTTCTCTATTACTTTGTTAATCCTATCTATATGTCCAGCTGTCGACCTTTGTAATTGAAAAAGAATTTCCTTTACATCCATGCCCAGAGAAATAGCGTCCATGCTTTGATAAATTTCATCTCTGGCTACAGTTGATTTCATTTCTCACCTCCTTTGTCTTTAGCTTTTGCTATCTTGCAATTAGTACAATTAAAAAACTGTTCTTTGTAATCAGTGCAGGTTTGACACTCTTTAAACTTCCTCATTTAGTTGCTCCAGTTTGGTTATAAATTCTTGATTGGGTTTTTTATGTAATCCCTCAACAGCCGATATATAGCTTATTGAAAATCCTGTAAGTTCTGAAAGTCCGCTTAATGAAAATCTATCAATTAGTCCAGTTGTTAATTTAGAGGCCCTGTATGACTTCAAAACGTCTTTCCAACGTTGTAGTATTACTTTTAGGTTTTCTTAAGAATTTCCCCATTTCGCAACGGCTTATTTTACGAGTATCTTGAATATTCTCCATGCTATATCTCCCCACCCTCGTACTCTTCCGTATAAGGCAGTATGTAGGGTTCTCTATGGTATGGTGATTTCCTTTCCTCTTGCCTTTCCCGCCTTAAGTGTTGTCCGAGCAAATTTAATGTTTCCTGATATTTCATTTGTTCTACTTTTAAAGCAATCCTCAAGTAGATTAAGTCAACAAGGCTATCTGCTTTTACAACCAGGATATTGAAAATAAAAGTGGTGATTATTAGTATTACTATAAAGATTATTATTTTATTCATATTTGTACCCATGCTAATTGCTCTATCTTTTTGTTAATTTTTGAATGTCCGAGTCTCATATGTTCTCCATTACAAGAACACAGTTTTAAATTCTCAATTCTGTCATCGTTTCTGATTTCGTTGATATGGTGTATCGTTTCTTGCGGTTGCAAATAGCGACCTATAAATTTTTCCATGACAAGTCTTGAGCGTTTAACATAGCCCTCTTTATTTGCGTAAGGGTGGTCTTTAACTTTAAGGAATACATAGCCAAGCATTGAAACCTTGCCGCCTTTCCATGCAGGTTTATGCTCTATCTCTTTTTCAAATTCAGTTCTACAATCAATATCACAAAAATGTCTTTTAGCTCTTATGGTTGATACATAGCCCCTGTATTGCAATGCTCCACAGTTATCACACTTAACCAGGCATTTGTCATTGCTGTTTAAAGATACAATCATCTTCTTTCCTCCTTGTTATACCTAACGCTGCCCCGGATTGTGTTGATGTAATAATAAGAAACGTCTATCGGGTCAAACCCAACAATTGACAGCAGTTCGTATAAATTTATGTTCTCTGCCCCGTACTCTTTTAGCTGTTTTATAACCTCGTCTATGTTGTATTTTTTCTTATAAATCATAACCTTACCTTGTTACTTGTTAATTATCTGATTGTAAACATGATGTTTATTATTTGCAAAAAAAAGATCCCCTGTTTTACAATTTAGGATTTTTGCCAGTTTTTCTTGATTTTTTTGACCTGGGTTACGTCTGCCAGTAATGTAAGACGTTAAAGTCTGATAAGGAATACCTGTTTGTGCTGCAATATAAGATTGTTTGTAACCACTTTTACGGATATACTCTTTTAGTTTGTTTACCACTTTTATTTAACCTCATTGTTGACAAGTATGTGTTTGTTAATCTAAAGGTGGTATTAGTATATATTATGTCACCTTTGTTGAAAACAATAGTTTCAAACATATTGTTTACCACCTTGTAATGAATTATACACCCTGTATTTTATATGTCAAGAAAAATTTTTACACAAAATAAATATTATGTTGTATAATACAGTCCTGTCATTGTTCTGTTTATCAACATAGATAATAAGGTGATTGTATGAATAAAAAGACATATAAAGATTTTGGTGAAGCTATAGAGGAATTAAGACAAAATGCAAGGATATCCTATGATACGATTGCTTTTGGTATAAGAAGAGCGCAAAGTTATGTTTATGGAATTTGTACCAGGCGTAAACGTCAAATACCCACTTATGAGCAGTTCCAGGAATTTGCTGATTTCTTTCACATCAACCCGGACTATTTCTATGAGTACAGATTAAAGAAGTTTTTGGAGTATGTTAATGAGAACCGGGAGTTTTTAGATAACTGTGTGAAAGACATTAAGAAATACAAAAAGGGGGTTACCTCCCCTACCGAATCCGAACAGCACGAAAAGACCGCATAAAGTTGCGGATTTTAATTTATACTATCGGTTAAAACGTGATAAACTTTAGATATTATTAATTTTAGTAGGAGGATTATATCTTGAAATTAAATTTAGTAATTATAAGTATTGTTGTTTTGGTTATAACTTTTACAGGCTGTTGTTTTAGCTCTGGCTCATCATCACCAACGGTTGAAAGTGAGCAAAGTAAAGAGATTGAGGCTTTTGTGCGTTCCCAAACCGCTATTGAAAGACAGTTAAAATCTCCATCAACTGCTAAATTTCCTTATTACAGCAATGATGGTGTAAGTGTTACAAAGCTGGGTACTGACAAATATAGAGTTTCTGCTTATGTTGATAGTGAAAATAGTTTTGGTGCAATGATTAGGGTTAATTATAGTGTTGTTATTATTTCTACTGGCAAAGATACTTACGAATGGGAAGATTTGCAAATATACGAATAAAAAAAATAAGGGCAGCAACATCTCTGCTACTGCCCCGTGTTCGCGCACTATTAAGTTCTATTTGTTGACCTTCCTATGGTATCCGCCGTATGCCAGATGCCATTTGCAACTGCAAATACTGCAAATCCAGTCCTTATAAATATCTGCCAGTCAAACACTGCCGTCCAGTCCGTAACCAGCGCCACCAGTGCAAACGATACAGCCAGTGAAACAAGCCTTACAATCCAAGCGTTCTCTACTGGTGCTTTAATCCACTGTACTATACCTACTACTATTGCAGATAATGCTATTGCTGTTGGTATATCTATCCCTAATATTTCCATAATTTCACCTCACTTTGTTTAATTTTATCCACAGCTACTCCAACAACCGCAAGGGCAATACATACAGCCGCCGTCTGGCCGCAAGGTCATGCCACATTGCGGACACTTGCCCTCTTTTTTTATTTCAGGTATTGGTTTGTTATCAATCGGAGTCATTGAAGTCCCTTTCATATTGTTATTTGATAATTCAATGCTATCTCATGCAGTTTAGCCTGGACATATTCCAGCGTGGCCTTGTCAAAGTCCTGTGTAATATAGTCACTGTGTCTGATTGTCTTGTCTATCCAGCCGTCCAGGTCTTTTATAATATCGTGATAATTCTGTGCGTTTGTAACGATGTGATAATCCTGCTGGTCTTTTATATCATCGGTGTTAAACTTAAAGTGAAGTTCTGGTTGCATATAACCTCCTTGTTGTAAAATTACCCCACACTTCCATTTGAATTGGAATTATGCTGGTAAAAAACATACACAGTTATAATTATGTGTATATGTTTTTGTCCACTATAAGAGTACAAAACATAGCATGGTGTACTATTTGTCTAACTTATATGGTTAAAGTCTACTCCGTGTTCTGACATAATTTCATATAATTCATCCCGTACTTTTTCCAGTATATCTATTTGCTTTTTTGATAGATTTTCACCATACTTGATTTTTTTTCTTAACACGTCCTGGTCAAATTCCCATAAGGTAAAGTAAAAGTCTGAACCATGAAAAGCCATATAAAAGTCTTGTTTATCGTTTGTTGATATTTGATATCTCATAGTAATTAATTCCCTTTATTGTCTATTTAGTGAAATAGAATACATAATCTACATGATTGTAGTACTTTTAAACCACGGCTGTGGTAAATATCTACCCTAATTGACTACAATTTGTCTATAATTGACTACATTTTGTATACCCTAATTGGTATAATGCGTATCATTTTATGCAGTAAGGTACATATATTGGTATGTAAAATATGAAAATATAACGTATCGGGTATATTTTTGTACTGCAAATATGCTAAATAGCAGTAGCCTGGTATATGTACCCACCCATGCCATATACCTATGCAGGTACTTCCATATTCCCTGCCCCCTCCGATACGTCTATCGGCGAATTCTGGTGGAGGCGGTGGCGTTCCAGCCACGTTTCCGTAACCTTGTGGGTTACAGTCAAATAGCGCCCCCTAATCTAATGTGTAATACTTATCTTCAAAAAGTATAAACTTATTTTTTGGTATAACTATTTGGTCTAAGTGAAACCTATCACCCTTAAATTTAATAACAGTAATAGCGTGTTGCCAATTCGGGTTAGGGTCTTGAAACCATTCTATTGATAACGTGAAATCACAAAGACAGCCCCCCTCCCACCAACCATTAGCGTCAAGCGTATAATCTGTTTTAAAACTTGAACCGCACCTGTGGGTATGCTGGTTTACCCCTGATTTATGGAAAGCCTCAAGCATTTTCTTAGCAGTTCCACCACTTGCTTGACTTATCTTTTTTCCATGTGTAAATATAAAACCCTCATACTCATAACTATCACCATAATTATATGTTTGCCAGTTTAAATCATTTACACCTATTTCTTTTTTTACATCTAGAAAACCGACAAGTTCGGGATATTTCCATAAGTGCCTTATAAACCACCAGTCATGGTTACCCATTACCCAATGATGTTCTGCATTTTCAGTAGCTTCGGTTATTCTGTAAATGACTTCTTTTGTAGCGTCTAATTCTTGTCTTATTGTGGGTGTAGCATTAGGGTCTTTAGGGTGTATTGATACTGATTTACCATTAAGTAAATCTCCGCTATCAACAACAATATCAGGGTTTAAATCTTTAGCAAATTTATACAATAATTCCATACACTCAGGGTCATATCTGGGAGCATGGACATCACCGTATTCTAATATGGTAACAATGCTATTTTTATCTATAATAATTTACTCCTTACTCTCTATTTCTAAAACTTCCATAGCACAGTAATTGGCTATATCCAATAACGTATCTTTTATACTTTCATCTTTAACTTGCTGATTGCCGTTTAGCAGTAGTGCTTCAAGTCTTTCAAATTTATCTGATAATCTAATTAGTATTACAGGAAATTTATCACCATATTTATTTCTAACTTTAGCAAAGCTATCACCATAGTCATGATTTTTTTTGCAGTATGTATCAAATAACTTATCGTATATTTGTTTTAGTTTTTCTTGTTTTGTCATTGCACCTTTTGACATAAAATTGAATTAGTATTAATAAAATTAATGCTATATAGGAATTAGTATATAGATTGTAGTAATAGTGAAACGGTTTTTAGCATAATGGCATGAAGCCGATATGCAAGGATAACCGTAAACCTAACCCGGGGTATTCCACGATGCAACGATACAGCCCATCGTGTAGAACTGTACCGTATATTTGCTGGTTTTGAGTTCGGCTCGAATAGAGGCCACTCTGGAATTTAGATAAGTATTCCGCCTATTCGTATTGAAGTTATTCGCTGTTATCTTACCAACTTACCAGCTAACCGTATTCCCTATCAATCCTGCCCCTACCACCCACCTTGCCGTACAAACCTCTATATTCGAGGTTAACGTAAGGCAAACCTAACAAGTGAACAAAGATGTAAGTTTAATATTCCTGATACCAGAATGTATCTCTTAAATCCAGGTGTATCCAATTTGAATTGATAATCCCAAAGCCCTTAAATGCTGTGTTGTCTTTAGCCCATGCATAAACAAGCCTTGACGGTATTCCAACCACTAAAACATCAGCAGCAAGTGCAAGTAGGTGAAATGACTTTGAACTGCCACCAGCCACAATATTATATGGCGGATTTCTATATAGATTTCCACTTGAACTAATTATTACTACAACATTAAAATGATTTCTTATCAGTTGTAAATTCTGAAATACTCTAATAGCATTATCTATTAAGTTTAATGGTATCGGGTCAACTTTATATTTTCTTACACCATTAATCTGTGTGTTGGAGTAGCCCTCTTTAAATGTAAAATTAGGTGCGCCAGGTACTGTGCTGTTCGGTGAGTAATCAACTATCGGAGTAAGTAAACTATCTCTTAATTGCCTTGTTAAAAAAGACTTATTTATACCAGCAATAGAGCTTGAAGCGTATACAATGTTTACGCAGTATTCGTTATTACCCCTGTACTGATTTCCACTTTGTGTTAGATACAGTTGGTTATACTTTTTACTCCATGCTTCTATGCTATCATTATAATCTTTATAGCTTGTAGCAGAAGCATAAGGACTTGAATCATAAGCTGCAAATCCATAGAGATTATTCTTGCCATGTGCTATAGATGAAGTTCCCCAATTACTTTCAAGAGCCGCATGGTTGACATTGTGCATTACATCAAAGTCATTTTCCTTGCTGAAATAATTAAATGCTGCACCGTAACTGATAAGTTCTTTTTCAAGTACAGCTTCAACTTGTGCGTCTGTATAAGGTATATAGGGCTTTATCGGCTCGAATACTTCGGGGCAATAATTCTTATGATTATATTTTGCCATTGCTACTTTGGTATTTGTTCCGATAATACCATCAGCTTTAAGTCCAGCATGACTTTGAAAGTCTTTTATTATCCAATCAGCTTGTGCTAAGTCTGCTGTCTTATATCCTAATTGATTAAAATAATTTAAGTTCATATTACTCATAAGCCATATATAATATAAGTGTATTCATCCATTTTTTTGGATCTGCTGATTTGTTAATTAAGTCTGCCATCGTGAATTTTCCAACCAGCCCATCTATGGTAAGCCCATTCTCTTTTTGGTAAGCGGCAACCTGTGTAAAAGTTTTACTACCATATATCCCGTCAAAGCCGCCCTCATTTTCAAAGCCATATTCTAACTCTAATATTTCTTGAAGCCATAAAACTTGATTTGACTTACCGCCTAATTTTAATACTGATAATTTCATATCATCTAACTCCTCTATTTCAATAATATTTGGGATTGGTGCTTTTTCGTTCATCAACTCTTTCCATTGCTGCCAGTAGTTACTTCTTAACATACCATTTATTTTAAAAGCTAATTTATCCCATGTACTTGTATCATGGTTAAATGCTTTTTTATCCAAGTTATTAAATACATTACAGAAGTTTTGGCAGCCTATTTTTTCAGCCCAATATAATTGTGTCTTTAGCAAGTTCCAGCCTGATGATGTTGCGATATCAGCATAAAAGGCTTCGTTACAATCAATGGGTTTACTATACTTTTGTGATAAGTTATAAGCCCACTCACACCACTTCTTTGTATTTTCTGCATTGTTACAACTACCCTGAATATGTACTACCAGCACATCAAAGTAAGCGTGTTGGCATATATAGTTATACATATCACCTTTTGCCATTGCTGTGATAAATTCTTCATTACCAGCACCGACAGTAAGTCTTTTGTTTACCTGTGAATATGCTATGTTGATTAGATTTGTATAAGTATATGGGTCAACGAATTTCATCGGCTCGTTGACTATGTCCAACCTCGAATTTTCTCTGGTAGCACCAAGTGAAAGTAATTTAGTTACAGTATCTTCTATGGTTTGCCGCCATGTCAGTTCATGCGGTATACCCTCAAATTTTATATGTGCAATACATGGTGTTACTATTATAAATTTCTTTTCAGCTATACACTTTTTTGCTATCTCATACCATTGCGATGGATGATTATAAAACCGCCTTGTTTCTACTACCCTTGCCTGTGGTGTAACCATATCAAGTGAAAGGCAGCAACTATCTCCTATACGAATACTCATAATGCTATCCTATCAATAACGTTAAATACCACAATCAGCAGCCCCACTATGCCTGTTATTATTGCAAATAGTTTCATACCAATCTTGTCTTTTAGTTCTGTTTTTAAATCAAGCACATCAGCAGTGGTTGCCCTTAATTTGACGGCGTCCTTTAGTTCCTCTATCTGCTCACAATGCAGTGCAATAGAGCCATTGGTCTTTAAGGTTTGAATGTAAATTTCTACCATTAACTCTTTTTGGGGTCTTTTCATTAAATCTTCAACACTCATATAATCTTCGAATCTTCTCCCGTCCATAATTAACTCCCCATAAATTTTGTAACCAGTGCTATTAACGCAGCCATTAAAGATACACCAGATAAAACGTATGCCCATACTACGTTGCCGCCCTGTTTCATGCTTTCAATTCTGTCTAACTTAGCGCAATAGGCATTCAGCTTATCGTTCGTGTTTTTAAACATTGATTCTATTTCCTGCCGTGGTATAAATGTTCTTGTCAAATCCTGTAATGCTGCCCTGAACTCGTTTACACCCTCAAAGCGTCTCTCCGTTGCATTTTCGGCTTTGGTTACAGCCCTATCCATTTGGTCTAACTTGCTGTTTACATTCTTTTCAAGCGCACCCACTATGGATTCAATATAATCTTTTAAAGACACTACATTTAATTTGCCGTTAAAGTCTTTCACTATTTGTATCTCCTGTTGCCAAAATGCCAGGCTATAATAAAAATACCTGCAAAGATTAGCAGGTATATATATAATGGTATGTTGTCTAAGTAAATCATTTCATTTAATAACTAAACCCTAAATCTTTTGGTAATATTAATTTATTTCTAAATAACTTATCCCTTTTTTCCCATACATCTAAAAAAACCATTTAAGTATGCCTCCTGATACTTTTGAATAAGGACTTACTGGCGGTGTAAAATTAGTTGTCCATCTTGCTATACCTTTAGATACTCTAAACTCATCAATCCAGCCATTCAAAAAGTTTGATGAACCATTTTGGCTTCCTATATTAAGCAGTTGTGACGAATCAAACATACTATCAGCGTCCACAACGGTTGTACCAATTTGTGTACCATCTTTGAACATCATAAAATTGTTGCCATTACGCACAACGGCAAAGTGATACCATGTATTTGTAGACACGGTTGTTGTCTTATTAACATCTATATTGGCTGTATAGGCTGATGGCGCACTTTCTAATCGGAAATAAAATGAACCTGAGATATCTTGAAAACTAAGGAATACCCAATTATCGCCACCATTATATTGACTATAAATACGTTGGGTAGTATTTGTTCCTGGAACTGCGTTAAACCTATACCAAAAATCTATGGTAAAATCTCCAGTTCCAAAAGCAAAATCACTACTATCTGGTGTAGTTAGATAATCACCAGTTCCATCAAACAACCCAGAAGCACCGCCAAATTTAGATTGTGCTGTATCTATTTGAGCATTACCATAAACAGTTACTGTTTTACCAGTAGCACTATCGGTAAAGGTTGTAGAAGCGTCTGCACCATCGCAATGCAGTAGTAATTTTGTATATGTATCAATACCTGACATTTAAACCTCCACGTCAACAAATAAAAGTTCCCATTTTGTACGAGCAGAGCTGTACCTAAATAACATAAGCAAAGTTTTGTTTGCTGTTGTGGTAGCAGGGAGCGGAGAATTATAAGGTGCATTATATATTGCATTGTAAGTTAATGCCCTGCCTGTGCCGTTATCAGTTACGGATATAAATAATAAATCTCCATTTGCAGGTGTCCCTGTTGGTTCACCAAATGTTGCTGCTTCCGCAAGTGCTGTTATTTCAAGTTCAGTTTTCTTACTTGCCCTTGCTGGCGTTGGAGTTGCACTTGAAGCTGTTGAAGTTATAACAAGGGATTGTTCGTCTAAGTCTGTATCAACTGCTGCGCCCGTCACTGCTGCGTAGGTGCGTTCATTTGTTATTTTTGCGTTTGCAATACTTGTTACTGTCGCTTCAACTAAGACCTGTGCCAGTGATATTTCATAGGTTGCTGCTGTTTGTGTTAAAGTTGGAGCTGATGGAGAACCTGCTGGAGTTCCTGTTAAGACTTCAACTGATATTTTAAAGTTAGTTACCGTATCTAACCTTAAGACAATGCGGTCAATTCTGGGATTATCTGGGTCAGCAGCCGCCAGTGACTTAGTCAGGTATGCTGTATTTTGATACCAGAAACCTTGTATCCATGCTTCGCCAGTGTTTACTCTAACCGCCAGCGCAACAGGGTCGCACTCTACCACTTCAAGTTCATTTAATACATCAGTAAAAACACCGTCAGTAAATATTTTAGATAATACTTCAGCAAATTGGGTCTGATTATATTCAGGTTCAGAACCCTCCTCACCACCAAAGAATCGAGAATATTCTGGGGCCATTTCTTAATCCTCCAATAAAATTTTATTACTTTTTTTCATATTTTCTTCCGCCCATAAAGGCTGTAAGTTTGCCAATGCCCAGCACTCTTTAAATTCTGGGTCATCATAAGAATTAAAATTGAAACTTGAGACTGGCTTTATATGGTCAACATGCCACTTTCCATAATTATTAAAAGACATGCCAATCTTAAATAGTTTTTCTAAATGTGAAATTAAATCAATTAAGGTATAACCGAGTAAATCCTCCCAATGGCAACCATCTTTATTACAGCTAAGTGATTTTCTTATCTGTCTACTTATATTTTTACTCAACCTGAACCAGGGATAATTTTTTCTCTTATTTTTTAACCATTCCTTTTCATAATCAGGATTATTCTCTTTCCATTTTTTGTTGTATTGTTTTCTATAATCCGGGTTATTTTCAAAGAATCTTATGCTTCTTAACCTCTCTTTTCCCTTGTTATCTTTATAATATTGTTTAACGTATTCTTTCCGATGTTCTGTATTATTTTTCTGCCATTCTTTAGTGCATTTTCTGCTAAATTCTCTTACTTTTTCTATATTATTTTTACGATATTCCTTAATTCGGTTATTAACTTTTTCAGCATTATTTAAATAATATATTTTACCTCTGGTTCTTTGACATTCTTTACAGTAATAACTAAGATCATCTTTTCTCTGCTTATCTTTACTGAATTCATCAAGATTTTTTACTTTCTTGCATTTGCTACAAAACTTTGTTTCTATTTTCATCTCCTAACTTCAGGATAAAAGTTTTTATTAATTGAATTATTTATATTAATCAAATCAGGATAAGTTTTGCCAAATGTGAGTTTATTTTGTATTAAACTCTGCGGCGTTATTTCAATAATAGACTCTATAACCCTAACATCTGCTGTTACTATTCCAGGATAATCTACTGTTACAATATCACCTAAATAGAAATCCTCACCATAGCTAAACGGCCCAGCGGCCAGATTTTCTATTTCAATGACTTTAGTTTCTCCAAGCTCGGTAAGTCTCTCATTGCCTCTTTGGGTCATTTTAGCCGCTTCGTCTAAGTCCCTTGCATCTATAAATATCTCACGCCTTGCTGTCCCTATATATTCAGCGGCCAGATATGTAACCTCATCAACATCTCTTGCGTTAGCTTCACCCTGTCCGGCCACATAAGCGACATTTTTAGAATTGATTGATGAGTCTGAATATGAAATCAATTTAATGTTTCCAAACTTAGGGCTAAACATTACAACAGAATTTGCGCCGTTTTCAAAACTTCTATCAAGCCCTATGATATTTAAAAACACAAGTTTTTTATTAGTCGGGTCAAGCACCACTTCCCAACCAATACCTGAGGCTAAACTAATCTCTTCTAAAAGTTCAGATATTACCTGAAATCTTGCGTCATATTTAATATTGCCGCCAGCCTCAGGGTCAGGATCTTCCAAATACAACAATGAATAATTTCTATCAGTATCAGCTGCGTCCATGCAGTTTACATTTACATAATGCCGCATTACCGTTGAAGCGTATGTATTCTGGCTATCATAACCTGTGCCTGATGCCGTGCTGTGCAGTGCAACTCTCTCAGATAAAAGCCCGCCCAAATCACGTCCTGTTATACTGTAATTTTCAGAAATTTTGCCCTTATCGGTAAGCCCTATCTCAACCGATTCAATTATTGCCGCTCTGTAATATCCTGCTACATATAAAGCCAGAATATTACCCTTGACAAGGTATTCTGTATTCGGCTTATATCTGTTAATGGTAAGTTTAAAATTGCCTGGTTTTCTATATCTAAATACCCAGTAAAGATATTCGTAATCTTCAAGAACTCCTATTCTTGTAAGTGTACTGTCAAATATTGTAAGCAAACTATTAAGAGGTAGAATTTTGCCCCTTGCTATTGCATATTTTCTTGCCTCTTTTAATGTCTTCGCCGATGAGCTTGCAAGCAATGTGTCCGTTATAAGAGTGCCGTTTCGCAGTGTATAGGAATAACTTGTATCGGCAACCAGCCCTGTATTTCTGTAAGTTCCTGAACCAGCACCAGTTCCAAGAGTTGTAACCCTTTCGGATCCTAAAAACAAAGATACATTTTCACCATAATTAAAGGAATATGTCAGGTCAATCGTGGCTGCGTCAATTACCTGAGCCGATAGTGTTCCTTCTTCTGGCAGTTGCGGAGTTCCAACAGTTGCACTTGCCAGTAGTGTTGAGCCAATAGTTGCACCGTTTCGCAAGGTATAAACAAAGACTGTATCGGGTTCTACGATATCTACGAGTACTCCAGAATTTGTAGACCCATCAGTGTATAATAAATTAGAATCTCTAAATATTGAAACAGCAGACCCATTTTGGAAAGAGTAATTTAAGCTGACAGTAGTAGGACTTGTAGCGTTGGCGCTTAAAGTACCCGAAGCTGTTGGTGGCGGAGGAGGCGGAGGTGCTGGTTCTTCTGGCACTGGCTCGCTTGGTGGTGGCGCTGCCGGCTTAGCTGTCTTAATTGAAATTGAAGCCAGTGTCTGGCTATATATGGTCAGTGTAAAGGTATAGGACCTATCTGAAGCCAGCCCTGTAAAAGTTTTAGATCCTGAACCAGAACTTGCACCTGATGAGACCACTGAACCATTAAGATATACCCGTCCGTTATCTACTGATAAAGGTACTCCGCTAAAAGAATAATTTACTTTTATAGATGATGTTGTTACACCACCGTTACTTAATGCTCCTGTAGCCATTTATACTCCACTATAAAGATTGTAATAATAAAGCAAACATTGTGCATTTTCCCCCTCTGATGTAGCTGTGTATTTTACATCATTAATTCCCGGTGCAAGTTTCCAGAACACGCTTTCAGGGTCAACATATTCAAACGCATTAACATATTCACCGCCAGATAGTATTAGTGCGCTCTTTTCACCAAAAGCAGTATTAATAATTAAAATTTCACCATCATTTATTGTCTTGACAATTTTAATTTCCTCATCAGTTGTAACATTGGTTATGGTTGGGTCTGTTATCTCACCATAAAGATATATAAGTACGGGTGTTTCGATATTGCCTATATTTGTTACTTCTGCCTGAGTTCCAACAGTTCCTAAATTAAAAGGAAAACTAAACGGAAAACTAAAACCGCCTGAAAAACCAACCATAATATTTTCAAATCTTGTAGGGTTATACCAAAATGGATTAGGCGCATAGAATTGTATTATAACCATTTGATGACTATTGCTGCGCCCATCACCTGCTGGAAATATCGGCTGCAAGGGTATGCAGTCTAAGTGATATGTTGTAATGCCGTCATCTTGTACCCACTTTAAAGTACCCATACCCATTTTTGGATTAAACGCTCTTTGTACAGCCATACGCCTGTCAAATATTTCCTGTCTGTTTTCACCCGTAATTGCAAATTCCAATACTGGATTACCTGATTCAAATATCGTATCAATATAGGTTTCACCGTCCTGATATGGCGCTTTAGATGACTGGTGACTTGCAGGTGGATTGCCTAAGTCCCAATTAGCCTGTAGCATATAATTATCTTGTATATCAAAAGTATCACCGTCTGCATTTATAAAGGATATTAACATTAACTTACTCCCATTCTGTAACCCATTTCCCTTGATAACATATCCAGTTGTCGTTTAATTTCACCCTCTGATAATGGTTTTGGTGAAGTAATATTGTAAGTATTGTTTATTCCGCTGCCGCTTATATTATGTTTAGTGTTAGCAAGCCCAAATATTAGCTCAGCTAAATTACGGGTTTGTTTTGAATTAAGTACAACTTCGTTTTTATGTAACATAGTAAGTATGCCGCCGTTATCAAAAGAGGGTGTTATCATGCCTGCTGAGGCTGATATAACTCCGCCGTTTGCATAACCGACAATACCGCCTGAGGCAAAACCGCTATCAAGCGCATTTAACTTAGCCTTATAGACAGCAAAATTCATACTGTTTAGTTTAGTCTGTAAATCAGATAATGCTTTGTCTGCCTCTGATGTATCAAGGGTAACTTTGGGTGTTGCTACTGTGCTACCCAATGTATCAAGTTTTTCCTGTGTAGTTTCCAGTGCTGGATTAATTGTCCCATTAGTAAATTTTGATATCTCTTCTGCAGAAAGTCCGAATTGTGTAGCCATTGCAATAAAAGCATCTTCGCCCCATTTGCCAGATGCTACCATTTGCAAACCATAATTTAAGGCTTCTTCTCTTGCTTTTTCTTGCTCTTCTTTTGTAGTAAAAATTGATGTATAAACTTTATATTGTGATTCAATAACCCTTTGGTCTGCACTATCAAGGGCATTTAATGCCTGTTCATATTCCAGTGTCCCGGTCTTACCAGCTTTGACTAATTCATTAACTTTTTCCTGTGCCTCTGCCTGCGCCCATTGCGCTTCCTGTAATTCATTATTTGCATTAATACCATCAAAAAGTTCACCTATCAAAGAATTAAATGCGCCCCGCAGCTTATCAACTGACTGTGTTTGGTCGTCTATTGCTTCAGTACCCTCTTCGGTTTCATTGTAATACTCTTCTGCTTGAGCTCTTGTAAAACCGTATTGTGTCATTAATCCTTGCAAGGTATTTTCATAGTCAACTGATGTAGCTATGGCTTGTACGTCAATTTCCCTGCCTTGATGTTTAGCAGTATTTACGGCTGTTATACTTTTCCAGTGGTCATCATTAATTGTTACCAGTTCCTCAGTTTTTATTCCGAGTTTTACCAGCCAGCCATTATAATCATCTGTTATCTTTAACAAGTCCGTCAGTTTTGTTGTCATTGGGCCAGCAATTCTAAGTGTAGCCTCACCCCAGCCTATCGTGCCGTCTTTAAGTCCACGTATAACCTTGTTTAACTCAATACCAGCCAGCGTTGCGTTTGTGATACCACCAACAACACCGAATGCAGCTGCCGAAAATGCCCCCGCTGAACCGAATATACTTGCTTTCATTACTACATTTAGTTTGAGCATTGCAGCTCTCATATTTATTGCCCAGGTTGTAGCCCTGGAAAATCCTGATATAACAAAAGGAAGTGCGGCAGTAATAAGTCCCCACTTTAAGAGATTATCCTGCTGTGCGTCTGTTAAATTGCCAAACCATTCAGCAATCTTTACAATTTTTGGAGTTAGTTTATCTATGCCCCTGCCAAGTGAATCAAATACTTTGTTTGCCAAAGGCTCAATTGATAAGGCTAAATTATTTTTAAGTAAGGTTAGTTTTTCCTGCCAGTCCTCTGTGGCTTTAGCAGCGGCATTAATTGTATCTGTACTACCCTTTAAACTGTCAACTAAATCATCAAGTTCGAATCTACCCTCACGAATAGCAGATGCCATATCAACACCAGCTTTTTTGCCGAATGTGTCCATAGCAATACTATTGGCTTCACCTGTTGAACCTGCGCTTTTAATTCTATCAATAAGAGTAAGTAGTGCCTCGTTGGTATCAGTTACGCCCTCATCGGCCATGCGACCTAAAGCAATTCTAAGTGAGGCTAAAACTACCTCTGCATTTACACCCTCTTTTTCAAACTTACCAATAAGGGCAGCAGAGGTTTCAAAGTCAAATCCCATTTGTCTTAATGCTGCACCAAAGTAAACAACCTTTTGAGATAACTGGTCAACAGTAATGCCTGTACTTTGTGAGACCTTAAACATATAATCCAGTGATTCGGATTGTTTATCTGTAGCGATATTCCAATCACCGAATACCCTTGTTGTAAGCGGGATTAATGTATTTATGTCACTTTTGGTAATACGGGCAAGGTTTAACATCTGTACTGATAAATTCTGTAAAGGCTTACCAGTCAAACCTAACCTTGTATTTAAGTCTGCAACTACTTTGCCAATATCAGCAAAACTTGATGGTGCTACTTTAGCTATTTCCCTAAAATCATCTTTTAGATTTTCCAGGTCTTGTCCCGTTGCGCCTGTGCCAACCCTTATGGTATCGTAAGCCCTATCAAAGTCATTGCCCAGCTTAAGCAGTCCTGCCCCTATTGCAATAATAGGCAAGGATATGCCCTTAATCATGGAGTCACCAACGGTTGTCATTGAACGTGCTACTGTTTGAAGTCCACGTGTTTGTTTGTTAAGCTGCTTTTCAACAGAGGCAATATCCTTATTGAATTGTGATACGTCACCTGTTATTTTTATACTTAATGCGCCTAAAGATGCCATTTATTCTTTACCTTTTGTTTTAATTTGATTTCCATACAATCTTTTGAATTTCTTTAAGTCGGGGGAGTCCCCTATTTGCTTTTTTTTGCCGCTCATAGCCTCTGCATAAGTGTTAAGTAATATAATACTTTTGGTTTTCTCAAAGCCTATACCGTAGTCATAAATCATCATAGTCAAATCAAGTGTTAGGCTATCTAAGATATACTCCATAGAGTAGCCTGTCATGCAGATAACGGCTGTGATTATTTTTCCGAGTTCGATTGTTCCTGACTTACTTTTTTTTTACTTGTATCGTCTTTTTTACCCAGCAACGGCTCTAACACAAAGTCAATAAACTCTTGTAATTGCTCATAATTGGTGTTATCAAACAGCCATTTTTCACTTATAGGCTTGTTTAATAACCTTGTAAGCCAGTTACCTTTAACAACAGCCTTGCCGCAAATATCTGCAACAATAGCTGACATTTTACGCAGGGCATCTTCACCGGACATGGTTAATACTTTGTCTCTAAAAACCACGTATTTAAGTGCATCACGGGTTGATATTTTAGATACGTCAAACGTTTTTCCAGCAAGTACGGCTGTGCGTTTCTCTACTATTAATTTGTCAAAATCCTTAAAAGTTTCACTCATAAAATAAATCCTCCTATCAGGTTCTGGAGTGGCAGGATAGGCTACCACTCCATATCTTAACTTAATATTAGCTCTGTGCGCCCTCTCCTTGCTCGTTGTATATTTCAAAGAGTTGCTGACCGGCAGTAAGTGATGTATCACATACGCCCTTAAGTTCTATGCCTATCATATTCGGGTCATCAGCATCATCAGGCTGGAATGCCATTTCAATTCCCTTGTTGTTTGTAGCCTTGTACAGGGTGATCCTGAATATATCCCCTGCCGCATCAGTATTTGTTACCTTAACCTGTATTGCTGTAAGTGTAGTAAGCCCACCTGATTTTAATGTTTCTGCAATGCCGTTAGCAAAAGAGTATGTATCAATTCCGCCCCTGATTGTGTTAAGGTTAGTTAAGTCAAGTTCCATTAAATCACCTGAGAGGCTTGCAAAGTGATTTTTAACAAACTCTTTTATAACCCCTGCGTTGTCTGACATTACTGTTACTTTGTCAAACGTTTCTGCAAATACAATATTTCTCATTGCCCCTACATCTACCCATGTGTTGCCATCGGTGCTGATTTCAAATTTTCCTGAACCGAAGCTAATTTTATTTGCGGTTTGTACCGTTGTTTGGCTCATTTTGTCTCCTTTAAATTAAAAAGACACTCCTAACGGAATGTCTTATTGTTGATATATTTTAAAAATATAGGTTTATGTTCCCCTATATAGTATTTTAAAATCCTGTGCTATGTGATGTAATTTTGTATCAGCCTCATATAAGTCTATTTCATTTAAGTAAATCCCCTGTATAACCTCAATGCCGCTCATTACTGCCCGTTCCCTTTGCAGTGCCAGCCTAATCTCATTAGCCACCTGGACCGCTTGTATATAACTCAAGCTCCATACGTCAAATTGAAAGCGTGGTGAAGCTACGTCTATATCGTGGTGTCTAAAGTTACTTACCTTAAAAAAACTAATACAAGGATATGTCGGTGTTTGTGGTTTGATTGCATAATATATCCTTGTAGACACCAACGCTGTTAAAGCACTGGTTGCCAATAATTTATTTTGAACGGCTTGTTCTATGTTCACTTCAATATTCCTTTTAAGCTATTAACTATACTGTCGTTAATCCCCTTTTTTTCACTATCAAACGCTGGCCGTAAATAAGGCTGTGCTTTCATCTTCGATGTTCCATATTCCTGCATTCGTGCATACCAGCCATCAGCTCTTGTAAATACTTCGTTGACCTGGATGCCTGCATATATTGAATATTTGCCTCCACGGTCCCAGAACTCATTCTTGCCAATAGCAGCTTTAAGGTTACCTGATAACTTAGGAGCTTTACTTTTAGCACTTGCCACAATCTTATCAGCACCAGCATTTAATTCTTTTTCAAAAGACTTTTTTATCTCAACTTTTTTCTGTTCTATGGCTCGCTGTATGTTTTCAATGCCCTCGACTTTGAAATTGTACGCCATTATAATTCCTCTTTAACCAGTAATACTAATTCCTTGTTACGATTATCGATGTTTATTACTGCTTCAATTTGATATGTCTTAGTGCCGTCTATTATCCGCATTTCAGGTGTTATCCCAGCGGTGTATCTTAATCTAACCTTAGCCGATACTTCCGCATTGACCTGCTTTGATGCAAAGTATTCACGACCCACCAAAGGCACTATCTCAGCCCAGACCGTAGCAAAGGTTGCCCAGGTTAAAATCAACTCGCCACTGCTGTTAAATGATTCGGTTGCCGATTGTATAATTACGTAATTGCGTAAAGTTCCTGCTCTCATACAAAGCTCCAAATCCTGAATGGGTATAATAAAGCGTCAATTCCTATCGGTAATTTTGCAACCATAGTCATTCCGGTTACAACTTCCTCACGGTTTTCATAAAAATGTGCAATAAGCAAAAGTATCGCCTGTTTTATGGCTTCAGGAATATGTAAACTTGCGTCTGTACTCGCTGCCCTGTAACCTGCCAGGTAACGCACCTTAACCGCCCCTGCCGGATATTCGGTAAATGACGGCCAACTAACATCATAACCAGGTATTATTATTGCAGGCTCGCTTGTATATAAAATATATTCAGTAGCAGCCAATGTGGTTTCTATGCTATCAGAATCGGTATATTTAATTGATGTTACACTTTCAACAGGTGACATCGGCAGTACAATCTTATCTGGGAATGTGTCCATAATTAATTCGTATGTAGCACTCGCCAACGCTCGATTTGTGATAGCTTCACAATGTTGTCTGGCTACCTTAATTAAACTTGTTATAAGCGTATCACTATCTGTATTTGTTACCCGGAGATGTGCTTTTGCTTCAGTTAAACTAACTGGCTCCAGGGTGGGTGCTGTAATGATTTTCAGATTCATTTTTTGCCTCGTTTAATAAATTTACGCTGTATCATTTCATTCTCAACAGGCTTTATAACTGCTTTTTCAATTACTTTTTCTTTTATCGGTTCTCCAAGTACATTAGCTTTTGATAGTTTTTCTACATTCTCAATAGGTATGTCTATAATTTCACCTGGTTGCTTTGTAACTCCATTCAGAATGAACCTGTTTTTTGTATAGAAGCGCATATATACTCCTTTTGTTTTGTTTTGTTATGACAATTTTCACACAATGTCATCCCAT